TCCGGACTGGTGCGCAACACCAAAGACAGTCAGCGCATGTATAACATTGCGCAATCGGCCATTGTGGAGCGCGTGTTGCAGTCGCCAAAGTCGCCATGGACTGCACCTGCCGAAGCGGTAGAGGGATACGAAAAGATTTGGCAGACGGCCAACACCGAAAACCATTCTTTTTTGCCTTATAACCACGTTGATGAGTCAGGAAACCCAATACCGACGCCGCAACGCACACCGCCGACCTCAATTGAGCCTGGGCTGAATCAGATTGCCATGAGTGCGTCTGATGACATCAAGAACGAGACAGGGCAGTATGACGCCAGCCTTGGGCAAAGGAGCAATGAAACCAGCGGCAGGGCCATCATGGCACGTCAGCGCGAGGGAGACACGGCGACATTTCATTACGTGGATAATTTGGATCGAGCTGTGCGCCACGTGGGGCGAATTGTGCTGGATATGATCCCGAAGGTGCTGGACACACAGCGCATCGCCAGAATCATTGGTGAAGATGACGAACAGCAAAACGTCATTATCGACCCCAAGAACCCGTATGCGCTGACAAAGTACAAAGACGATCAAGGGGCTATGAAACTGGTGTTTAACCCAAATATCGGAACCTATGATGTGTACACCACCACCGGGCCGAGTTTCATGACGCGCCGGGTTGAGGCTGTCGAAGCCATGATGCAAATGACGCAGACGAATCCTCAGTTGTGGCAGGTCATCGGTGATTTGCTGGTGAAAAACATGGACTGGCCTGGCGCTGAAGATATTTCAAAACGTTTGAAGCTGACCCTATTGCCTGCGGTGCAAGCCGATGTGAACAAGGATAAAGGAGCGCCAGAAGTTCCTCCAGAGATAAAGCAGGCCATGGATCAAATGCAGCAGCAGATTCAGAAAATGGGAGATGCGCTTGGCAATGCTGGGGATTACATTGACAAGTTGGAGGCCAACAATGAAGCCGCAGAGAAAGCAAACGACATAGCCAAACAAGGGCGCGAGGTGGATCGCTTCAAAGCTGAGACGGATCGTCTGAAACTGGTGCTCCCATACCTCGATCAAGCATCACTGTCACAGATCGCGCAAAGTGTCGGCCTGCAAGCCCTAACTACACCCGACATTGCTCCAGGGCCGATGCCTGACGAGCAGGAAGCGCCAGATGAGTCACAAGAGCAGCAATTTCCACCAGAGCAGCCAGCGCAGGCCGATGAACCTGCTAGTCAGCAGGGTGCTTTTTTAACGCCTGAAAACGGCCAGCAATTACCGGCATTAGCCAAAACCGCACCTGTTCGGTTTAGCAGGGGTCTACCGCCAAAAGGAAAAAAATGGCAGACGAACTAGCAGCGGGCTTTACCGCGCCTTCGGGATCTGACGAAGTAAATATCACAGAGCCAAACACGCCCAAGGGTACTGCGCCCGAAGGAGAAGTGGAAACAAGGCAGGCTGAGCCGGTCAAGACATTCACGCAAGCTGAAGTCGATGCCATGGTTCAAAAGCGGCTTTTGAAGGAAGAGCGCAGAGTCCATCGCCGGGTTGAGCAGCAATTGCGCGAGCAGCAGCAGGCCAAGACCTTAGCGATTGCGCCTGTGCGCGATGAATTCAGGAACGACGAGGCATATCTACAGGCACAGATTGATTATCTGGCCGAGAAGAAAGCCGCCGAAAAGTTGGAGCAACGCAGAAAGCAAGACGAGCACGAACGGCGAAGCGAGAGTTTCATCGAAAAGGCCGAGAAAGCCAGCGAACGTTATCCAGACTTTCATACGGTGGTTGGCAACCCAGCACTGCGCATCAATGACGAAATGGCTGAGTTCATTTCCGAGTCTGATGCTGGCGCTGATGTGGCCTATTTTCTTGGCAAGAATCCGAGTAAGGCCGCAGAGATTGCGTCCATGTCCCCGATGAAAGCCGCGCGTGAGTTGGTTCGCATTGAGAGCGAATTGGTCGCGCGTCCGAAAGCAGCACTGTCCAAAGCACCAGAGCCAATCAGCCCTGTGGGTGTCCGTGGTAAGGCATCATCGTCATCACTCCCAAGTGAAAGCGATGACATCGATACATGGATGCGCAAAGAGCTGGCCAGAGTACGCGGGCGGTAAATCCACTGTCTACAATCTCGCCACCGAGCGGGTTTCTCTGTTTTGAAAGAAAACCATGGCCAATAGTTTAATCACCCCCATTTCAGTCACGCGCAAATCCCTTTTAGTACTGCATCAAAAGCTGAACTTCATCGGCTCGATCAATCGTCAATATGACGACAGCTTCGCCAAGAGCGGCGCGAAGATTGGCGATTCTCTAAGAATCCGTCTGCCCAATCAGTACGTTGTGCGCACCGGAGCAGCATTGTCTGTGCAAGACACCACGGAATCCAGTACAACGTTGCAGGTCGCAACTCAAAAGGGTGTGGACCTAAACTTCACAAGCGCTGATATGGCGCTGAGCATGGACGACTTCTCGACCCGCATCATCGAACCGGCCATGTCGGTGCTTGCTGCAACGATGGAGGCCGATGCGCTGAGCATGGCGCTTGATGTGTACAACGCAGTGCCCAACATCGGCGCGGCCATCACGCTGAATAAAGCGCTGGCGGCCCGTAAGGTGCTAGTGGATAACCTGGCACCCGGATCGGATCGCACGCTCTTACTGAACACACAGGACAATCTTGACCTGGTGGACGGCTTGAAGGGGCTGTTCCAAGACAGCGCAGAGATTTCCAAGCAGTACCGCGATGGCCTGGTGGGCCGAACCGCTGGCTTTGGCAGCATCTATGAGAACACGCTGATAGAAAACCAGTTGACCGGCACCTCTGCCAGTGTCACAGGCTACACTGTCAATGGCGCTGTGACCGTCAATGGCACCGCTGTCGTAACATTGGCTGCGGGCACTACAACCTTCAAAAAGGGTGATGTGTTCACTGTGTCTGGTTGCAACCGCGTGCATCCCGAGTCAAAGTCGGACACCGGTGTGTTGCAGCAGTTTGTGGTGACGGCTGACTATGCAGGTGGTGCGGGTTCACTATCATTTGCTCCTGCGATTTACACCACGGGCGGCGCACAGAACGTGACCTCAGCCGGTATGCCTAATGGCGCGGCACTTGTCAAGGTGGGCGGCGCATCGGCCATTTACAAACCTTCGCTGGCCTATCACAAAGACGCATTCACGTTTGCGACGGCTGACTTGACGGTGCCCGAAGGTGTTGACTGGGCGGCGCGTGAAGTGTTCGACGGCATCAGTATGCGCATCGTGCGCCAGTACGCAATTTCCAGCGACACGTTTCCATGCCGATTGGATGTGCTGTATGGCTACAAGACCATCCGCGCCCAGTTGGCTGCCCGTATCTTGTCCAACTAAGCTAAACCGAAACCAAAGCTCCCCGGTGCGCCGGGGGCTTTTTCTTGAGATTCCCCCCATGTTCCACGAATACCCGAAGTGCCTGTACCTTGGCGGTGATGCCGAGGAGGTATATTGCGTTGTGCTTGACCCGATTGATGAAAAGCAAGCACGATCTGATGGGTATTTGAGCGCTGGCGAGTCGCAAGAAAAAGCCAAACGCAAAGCAAAGGACGAATAATGTCCACGGCGCTGCATATCATTGACCGGGCCTATTCGTTACTTGGATTCAAAGCGGCTGGCGAAACCTTGTCGTCTGATGATGCCAGCTACGCCTTGGACGCACTCAATGCCATGCTGGACGGATGGAACACACAGCGACTGTTCATTGTGTCGGTTGACGAGGTGGTTGCCACTGTATCTACTGGGTCGGCTACGGTAGGAACTGGGCAGGATTTCAACACGGATCGGCCTGTTGATGTGGAAAACGGTTCATTCACGCGAGTAGGCAATCTGGATTATCCGGTGGAGTGGATAGACCGCGAAACCTATTCGGCCATCAGCCTAAAGACAGTGCGCGCCACATTTCCGCAGTATGCCTACTACGATGCCAACATGCCTATCAGCCATGTGTATTTTTACCCGATGCCCAATGCGCCGGTAGAGTTTCATTTGGCTGTTCAGGTTAAATTGACGGCCTTTGCTGATCTGGCAACTGATTACAAGCTGGCACCTGGCTATCTCAAAGCGCTGCAATACTCGCTGGCCGAAGAACTGTCTCCTGGAGTCAAGGAACTTCCTGTATCGGTGATGCGAATCGGGGCCAATGCACGTCGCGCTATCCGCAGAACAAATGTCAACGTTCCTCAATTGGAAAGCGGCGTCATCAATTCGCGATTCAATATTTATGCAGGAATTTAGCCTGTGCGTACCAAGATTCAATTTGTCGGTCAAGCGTACACAGCGGCCAGCCTGAACGCAGACGCACAGAGCGCCATCAATTGCTATCTTGAGCTGGACAACGCCAGCCCGCGTGCGCCCACTGCACTGTATGGCACGCCTGGTACTGTTCTCAAGTTCACACTGCCCAATGCTCCGGTTCGCGGTGGCATCAAAGAGGGGAATTACTCCTGGTGGGTCGGTGGAAATACCGTTTACCGGGTAGACGCGGATTTCAATGTTACCTCCATTGGCACTATCGCCACTTGGACGGGCGAAGTCGGAATGATCTCCAATGGCGTTCAGGTGCTGATCGTGGACGGTGTGGGTGGCTGGTTGATCACGGTGGCGACTTCTACGCTGACAGCAATTTCCGATCCCGACTTTCCGAATGGCGTAAAGCGCTGCGCCTATCAAGACGGCTACTTCATCGTGACCGGCCTGGCGTCAAGCCAATCATTCTGGATCAACCATACTGCCTATGATGGCGCAGCTTGGGACGCGCTCGATTACGCCAGCGCAGAGGGTTCTCCTGATAACACCATTGGAGTGATCAGCGACCATCGAGAGCTCTGGTTGTTTGGTGAGTTGTCGGCTGAAATCTGGACGAACACCGGCAACGCTGATTTTCCATTTCAGCGTAGTGGAAATTCCTTTATTGAACATGGATGTGCAGCTGCTGGAACCATTGCCAAAGCCGATAACACGGTTTTTTGGCTTGGATCTGATGACCGGGGCGGCGCGATTGTGTGGCGTGCAAATGGCTACACGCCAATGAGGGTCTCGACGCACGCCCTCGAATTTGAATTCGCAAAATACACAATCGGCGACGCTATCGCCTTCACATACCAGCAAGGAGGCCATATCTTCTATTGCCTGACATTCCCTACCGATAAGCGCACCTGGGTTTACGACGCCAGCACTCAATGCTGGCACGAACGCGCATGGATGAATCCGGCAACCGGGCAACTCTCTCGCTGGCGTGCTAACTGCTACGTGCTGTTCAACCGCATGGCCTTGGTGGGCGATTACGAATCAGGAAAGGTGTACGAGCTTGACCTGAACGCCTACACCGATGATGGCGCAGTGATGCTACGCCGACGCCGCACGGAAACGACAGAGAACATGCAAAACCGCATGTTCTACGCGTCCTTGCAGGTGGACATGGAAACCGGCGTTGGCGTGTCTACCGGGCAGGGCAGCGACCCGCATCTGATGCTGCGCTATTCCAGCGACGGAGGCCATACGTGGAGCAACGAAAAGACCGCCAGCATCGGTAAGATCGGGGAATATGGTGCGCGCGCAAAGTTCAATCGCCTAGGAGCTGGTCGGAATCGCTTGTGGGAAATATCGCTCACTGATCCGGTGAAGTTTGCCGTGTTTGGCGCGGTGGTGGATTGTGAATCGGGGACTAGCTAAGTGGGCATACTGGCAGACATTTACAGCTGCGGCGACACCCTGAAACGGCGCTTGAACGCACTGATTCAAGACCCCATCGGCACGATTGGGCTAGGTGTTACGCGCTTCGGTGAAGATCAGAATTCACTCATCAACACGCACTATCCATGAGGGTTATAGACTGATTATGTCTACAGTTCTAAACCTTTTCCCGGCGCGAGTGCCCTTTGTTAACGCTGACGGCACACTGACACCTGAAGCCTATCGCGCATTGCAAACCTTGATGGCGCGTGTCGGTGGGCCACTCGGTGATAACGGCGTTGATGTGTTTGGTGAACTGACAGGCTTCGGCACGTATGACAGCTCAAGCACTGATACTGTAATGCAGCCAACTGAGAAGGATGCGCTGCTGGATGCGACCATGCAACCCGTCATAGTGGACGCACTCATGCCCGATGTGGTGCAGCCGGTTTTTGACCGCGCTATGACCGCGCCAGAATCAGTGACTGTATCTGAATCGCCATACAGTTTCAAAGCTGATCGAGACGGCTACTTGGTCGTAACGGGTGGCACAGTGACCAAGAAGGAATATGGGCGCGGCGCGGTTTTTACCGATGTTGGCATGTTGACTTCCATGCTTCCGATTCAACTCGGCGATGAAATACGCGTGACCTACAGCGCATTGCCAACCATCACATTCATTCCAAGGTAAACCATGCAAAGACTACCAAAACGCCTAGTATCCGGCTCACAACTGACCGAAGTGGCAGCGGCTTACTACACCACGCCAGCCAACACACTGACGACGATCTCGGCCTGCACTCTGACCAACACTACGGCGGGCGCTGTATCAGCCACGCTATATCTGGTTCCAGCTGGCGGCGCGGCAGGGGCGTCGAATTGCATCTTGTCGGCGCGTGTGCTGGCGGCAGGCGAGTCCTTCAATGTCGGCTCGGCCATTGGTCAGACGCTAGCGGCAGGCGGGACGATCCAAGGATTTGCGGGAAGCGCGGCGTCGATCACGCTGGTTGCATCAGGTTACGAGTCTGTTTGATGAAAGTTACATATGGGGATGGGTTTGCAGTTTCAAAAACTCCGGCGGATATGCGCCAACGTGTTGAGAAATTGCAGTCCGAAATATCGAAACACAAACAGTATGAACCAAAGACGACGCATACCTTTCATGGTGGCATGTATTGCCGACAGGTGTGGCGCGATGCTGATGTGACGATTGTCGGCAGAGTCCACAAAAAAGAGCATTTTTACTTCGTTGTTTACGGGACAATCATTGTGACCACTGATGATGGCGTGCAGACAATCACTGGGCCACATTTGTTATGCAGCAAGCCTGGAACTAAGCGGGCCGTTTACAGTGTGACAGATGCCTTATGCGTGACATTCCACCGTCTTGAGGCGACCACAGTTGAGGAAGCCGAGGAAGAGTTAGTTGAGCACGATCCCTGTTGCATGTTTGGCATTGGCAACATCGTCAAGAATCAATCTATCGAGGTGACACCATGAGTTTTATTGCGGCAGCTTTGATCGGTGGCGGTACGGCATTGATTGGCGGTGCCATGTCCTCTCGGGCGGCGGGGCAGGCGGCAGACGCACAGGCCGCAGCAGCCGCGCAAAGTGACGCCACACAGCGCTACCAGTACGATACAACCCGAGCCGATAATGCGCCATTCCGCGAGACTGGTCTAGCGGCAAACAACAAGCTAGCCGAACTGATGAACAGCGGGCAGTTTGGGCGCAGGTTCACTCAGGCAGATATGAATGCCGACCCGGTGTATCAATCGGGATTGCAGTTTGGCCTGGATCAAGGAACGCAAGGCATCAACCGGCAGGCGGCGGCTGGCGGAAACTTCTTGTCAGGCGCAACCCTGAAAGCTTTGACCCGGTTCGGCAACGACTATGGTTCAACCAAGGCAAATGAATCGTACAACCGGTTTAACACCGACCAAAACAGCCAGTACAACAAGCTCGCTGGCTTGAGTGGCGCAGGCCAGCAGGCAACAAATCAGGTTAGCTCAGCGGGTCAGAATATGGCGAACAACATCAGCCAATCGCAGCAGGGCGTAGGCAATGCGCGAGCTTCTGGCTATGTCGGGAGCGCAAACGCATGGAACGGAGCGCTTGGACAGGCGGTGAACGGCTATCAGCAAATCCAGATGATGAATTCGTTATATAGGCAACCGTATGGGTATAGTGGCGTGACTGGCTACGCGCCTGGCGCTGATCCTTTGGGCGATTTCATTTCCAAAAACAGGTGGTAATTTATGGGTATTGATGCATCTATCGCGCTCGGTATCAAGCCGGTGCAAATTGACTCGCCCATGAACTCGCTCGCTCAAATGTTGCAGATTCAGCAGGCGCAACAGAGCAACCAACTTAACCGCATGAAAATGGATGAGTATCAGCGCACCGCGGATCAAACCAATCGCCTGAACTCGCTGTATTCTGGTGCTATCGGGCCGGACGGAAAGATTGACCGCGCGAAGCTTTTATCGGACGCAGCTTCGCAGAATCTAGGTTCCAAGATTCCAGGAATGCAAAAGGGATTTCTTGAAACCGATGAAGCGCAGGGGAAGATCGACAAGCAGCGCGTCGATCTGATCGACGCGAAGTTGAAGCAGTCCCGTAGCTTTCTTGATTCTGTAAGAACGCCAGAAGATTATCTGGCATGGCATGAGGCGAACCATGCAGACCCTATTCTTGGGCCAGTGTTGGCGGCGCGGGGCGTCACAGAAGATTCGTCAAGAGCGTCTATTTTATCGGCATTGCAGCAGCCTGGCGGCTTCCAGGAATTGCTGAATAAGTCGGCCATGGGTCTTGATAAATTCGCAGAAATGAACAAGCCAACAGTCCATGTGCAGAATCTTGGCGGGACGAGTCAGGTCATATCTATCCCTGGCATGGGGGGTACTCCTACGGTGTTGAGCAATTCCGAAATCACTCAAAGCCCGGATAACCTGGCATCTCAGCAGACCAAAATACGCGGCCAAAATATGATCGACGCACGCGCACGCGCATGGCAGGAACAATCAGCCGCACAGCACGAAGCCATTATGAGCAAGCCTTTCGAGGTAACCGGTGCAGATGGCTCTCCGGTACTTGTACAGCAGGATAAGCAGGGAAATATCAAGCCTGTGACTGGCTACAGTCCGAAATCAGCAGCCGACAAGCCGCTGACTGATGCGCAGAGCAAGGCCGTCCTGTTCGGCTCGCGGATGCAGGCGGCTAACGATGTTCTGGCATCACTTGAGAAAGATGGCACCACCACGTCAATTCCTGGGTCTCGCTCAGGGTTTGGCATCGGCGCTTTATTGAATACGGTTTCTACAGCCAAGCAGCAGCAACTCGATCAGGCAAAGCGCGACTTTGTGAATGCCGTATTGCGGCGTGAATCTGGCGCGGCTATTTCTGCCTCTGAGTTTGACAATGCAGAGAAGCAATACTTCCCGCAGATTGGAGACTCCAAAGAAGTCATCAGTCAAAAGAGCAATAACCGGGCGCTGGCGATTCGCGGAATGCAGGCGGAGGTTCCTAAATCGCAACGCAGCATTTTTAATGAGATTCAGGGTGGGAATACGGCACCAAGTTCACCAACTTATACTGGGCCTAAACCCGGCTGGACACTGCACATGGATGCCAATGGTAACCGTGCCTACGTAAGCCCGGATGGCAAGCAGTTTGTGGAGGTTAAATAATGGCGTTTGATCTTGCCACAGCCAAGCCTGTGAATTCGGCCGGGTTTGATCTATCTACGGCAAAGCCAGTCGCACCTGATGAGTCCAGCGGCTTTGCGCAAGGTGT